GTCCTTTACAGGTATGGCAGGGGTTTTTTTGACACATAACAACCAGGCACCATGCCAAAACGCTAGGCCCGGCGCCGCAGTGCCCTATAGTCCAAAAGCCAGGCCGGCACAGCAGGAGAAGAGCGCGTGAGTGGCATCAAAGGCAGGTCGGGGAAGATAACCACGCCAGAGCAGCGGCTTGCCCGGATCGAGGCTGCACGCGCAGGTGGTCGAGCGAAGGCCGGCCGCGGTGCCGCGGTGCCGACCAGCACCACCGGCATGCCTCCTGCGCCGTTCACGATCTGGCCTGACTACAAGGATTTTTTGGAGTGTGAGCTCCGCAAGCTAAAGCTGGTCGGTGAGCAGATCGACAACGACACGCGCCAGGCGAAGTTAGACCAAGAGCGCGGCCGATTGCTGACGCGCGCGCAGGTCGAAGAGCGCGACGAACGGGCAGACGAGATAATCCTAGGGCACCTCGGCACGGTGGCGCAATTCGTTGGCGACCTGTTTCCGCCCGAGCAAGGCGCAGCCGCGCGCAGCAAGGCGCTGACGTGGCTGTCGGAGGTCCGCGCTAGGATCGCTGCCGACCTGCGGACAGCGCGGTGACCGCGCTTCTCGCTCCGATCAACGCAGTCCGTGCCTCACGCTGGCAGCCGCCTCCCGCGCCGATGCCCCTGGAGCAATTCGCGCGCACCATGCGCCTGCCAGACGGGCCGGCGACCGGGCAGCTATGGGACCCGGCGAGCGAGCCAGCGCAGCGCTTGTGGATCGAGGCGGTAGCCAGCAAGCGCTGGAACCGCTTTGTTCACGTCGCGCCATCGCAGCGCGGCAAGACGCTAGCGGCAATCCTCCTGCTGTGGCTGCACGCAGTCACACAGCGCCGGCAACAGGTCGGCTACGTGATGCCGAACCTCAACAAGTTAGAGCAAAATTGGGAGGGCAAGATCAAGCCAGCGATCGAAGGCACCGGCTTCGGCGCATGGCTCCCGTCAAAGGGGCCGGGCTCCAAAGGCGGCAAGCCCGCGGTGCTGACTATGCGTGACCCGGTGACGGGGCTGGTTGCCGCGAGATCCTATTTCATGGCGATGGGCGGGGGGGGGCGTGAGTCCGCGCTGTCCAGCGTGTCTCCCTTGCTGCTGTTGGTGGACGAGGCGGACGACGCGGCGAATGCTGGACAAATAGAATTGGCGTTCAGGCGCATTGAATCGCACGGCGCCGATGGTATCGCCGTGATCGCGTCAACCGTGAACGATCGCGTGAACCGCGATGAGCACCCGGTGCTGGTCATGCACGCGCAGGGCACGCGGTCGCGCATGCATCACCGGTGCCCGCACTGCTCCGAATACTTCGCCCCGGACTTTGAGCACTTCGACAGCGAGCGCGCGGCCATCACCTGCCCCAAGTGCGCTGTTGTCTGGTCGGAGTCCGACAGGCACGCCGCGCTAAATGCCGCGCTGATGGTGCACCACGGGCAAACCGCTAGCGGGGGGCAGGTGGTCGGCCCTGAGCCAGAGGCGCGCGTCTTCTCTTTGCTGACTGTTGGCTCTGACTATCACATGGCCGTGCCGGAGAATATCGCCGCCGAATATCGTGCGGCAAAGTCCGCGGAACTACGCGCCGACTTTTCACTGATGCGCAACCACATGCATAAAGTGTGGTGCCGGCCGTACGTCGAGCCAGAGCCAGAGGGCGAGCTAACCGCAAAGACCCTCGCCGGATTCTCTGGAAACTCCACGGTGCAAAAGCGCACGGTACCGGCGTGGGCGCTGTCGCTCGCGCTGACGCAAGACGTGCAGGGTGATCGGCACTATTGGCTTGCGGTTGCCCTAGGCGCAGACGAGCGCTGGGCCATCGTTGATTGGGGCTATGAAATGCTCGTGCCCCACGAGCCAGGTCAAGAAGTCAGCGACCGCGCGCCGACCAAGGCCGATCGCATCCGCGTGCTGGATCGCGTGCGTGATATGGCCGACCACGGCTGGCAGATCGAGGGCGGGGATCAGCGTATGCGCCCCGTCCAGCGCGGTGTCGACATCGGCTATTTGACCGCGGACATTATCGCGTGGATCCAGGGCAACCCGTCATGGAAGGCCGTGCGTGGCGTCGGTCAGGATGAGGTCAGCGACGCCGCATCTGGCGGAACCGAGAAGCCATTGCCTCCCGAGATCCGTGCCACCAAAGCCCTGCGCGCCGTTCGCCCGCCCGGCTGGCGCTTATTCTGGTGGAAGGTGGACGGCCACGTTTTCCGCCGTGCCGCCCACGCCGCGCTGATGCGCACGGCCGACCAGCCAGGCAGCGGCATGGTTCCTGCGGGCCTGAAATCCAACACCGATCTACTGCTGCACCTCACTGGCGAAATCTGGACAGAGCCGGAGGAAGGCGCACGCGGCAAGCCGTACTGGCGTGAAGTCCGCAAGCGGCACGACTACCTGGATTGTCTGGTTTACGCGCTCGCCCTGGCACTGCTGCACCGCTACCTCCCCGATCGGCGCGATGATGGTGACGCCCTGCCCCCCGCACCGCCGCCTCCGCCGCCGCCGACCGGCAATGGCGGGTGGGTGGAGTCGTCCTTTGACCAGCCAGCGGGCGGATGGATTAACGGATAGGAGCAAGTTTCTGCTGGTAATACCCGGTAATACCTTAGGCTGAGTACAGCGGGGTGTGCATGTCATGGGCAATGGACGGGACCCTATGGAATCCGACCCTAACAACGCCAGACGGCTGGCGACCAGGCAAGACGGAAGTCATGGTCCGCGCTGCCTGCTGCCCCCGGTGCGGCGCAACAGAGATCCAGCACAAGGGGAACAACGGGCATTCGGATGTGGTGTCTGTCCGTTGGCTGTGTCCGGGCTGTGAACATCGGTGGAAAATGGTGGACGCCAAGAAATCCGGGCGTGCAATAATCATCAGCTAGCCCGCAAATGACAATGTCACCCGAACAACTAATTGACCAACGGGTTAAGGATAAAGAAATCCTACAGTGGAAGAGCGATGGCGGCAAAGATAAGGAGATCGCGCGCCGCTGGAATTGTACGACCGTGAACGTGGGCAGCTACTACAAGCGAGCGCTCGCGAGGTCGCGCGCTGTCAAACGGGGGCATCCGCCCGCGGCATAAGTGCCACCAACGGCAAGGCGATCACCGGCGCGGCACACAAGCTAAGCGGATGGCTACGACTGCACAGATTCAGGCGGCGCTTGCTACCGCGCAGTCGTCCGCGCTATCGTGGGGCGACAAGGCCGACCTGCTGCGGCTGGCAATCGACAACGCTCTGGTGGGCGGCGCCGGTGAAGTGGAATTGCCCTGGGCGAACGTCGGCGCCGATGGAACAAACATCGCGCGCATGTCGATCAAGGAAGCCGCAGAGCTGGCCGTAAAGTTTGATTCTATGGATTCTGGCGGAATCGTCGGCCAATACGTGGAATTGCGCGATCCCGGTAGGGGCCACCGGTGACCTCCTTCCAGGGGGCGGGGATGAACCGCGTGCAGGGCGGTTGGCTGGCGGAAACGGATCCCAACTACGATTGGGTGAACGAATCCCTGGACCTCGCCACGCGCGCCACGGACCTCGTGCGAAACGATCCGGTGTCCGCCGCGCTGATCAACGCCAAGACGCGCGGAGAACAGGGCTCAGCCGGGCTCAAGTTCCGGTCGCTCGTCAGCCTGGACAGCGACACCAGCGACACCAGCGACGACGAGACGGCGCTACGCCGCCGCATCGAGGAAATAATCGAAGAGGCGAGCGACGGTCGGCAGATCGACGCGCAGGGACTGTCCACGCGCCGTGAGTTTGAATCGTCCATGTCGGAGTTGTCCGCCGTCGCCGGCGAGTGCTTCGCCGTTCGCTGTTCCGTCAATGGACGCACGGCGTGGAAGATGCTTCGCCGCTCGCGAATCAGCAACCCACCGGGGAAAATTGATTCCGCCGAACTTTTCCAGGGAATTATCCTAGGCGAAGGCGGGCCTGTCGGCGTGTGGGTCGGGCCCCCTCAGCGTGTGTGGTCCGGACAGCGGAAGTCCGAAGAATGGGTACATGTCCCATGGTACGACGAAAACGGGATGCCGTGCGTCATGCACCGAATCGGCAAGCGCGAGCCTGGCAGCTATCGCGGGATCACGATGTTTGCCCCAAACCTGTACATGGCGAAGCAAGTCAAGTCCACAATTGACGCCTACGTCGTGGCCAAGCGCGTCCAGGCGTGCCATCCAATTTTCATCAAGTGCAGTGACCCGACAGCCGCGGCCAAGAAGGACCGCAATGGAGTCGTGTGGGGACCCAATACCACGCTTGAGCCGGGGAAAGTTTATTACATTGGGGAGGAAGGCGAAATAACCCTGTCCTCTTTCCAGTTTCAAGGCGCGGATATGCGCGAATTCCTGGACACGCTCTATCGCAACGAGTTCGCTGCGTGGGGCCTGCCGATCGATGTGGTGCTGGCGCAGCTTGGCAAGACGAATATGGCGGCAAGCCGTTCGGCGTGGCTGCAATATTACCGGCAGTGCGATTGCTGGCAGACTGACCACATCGAGCAAGTTAGCTCAATCGTCAATGACACAATCATCCACGAGGCGATATTGACGGGCCGCTTGGCGATGCCGGCCGGGATGACCCTGCGCCAACTCATGCGTGGTCGCTGGATCCGTCCGCCCCGCTCCATGCCGGATCCGCTGAAAGAAGCCAACGCCGTCACCGCATGGGCTGCGCTCGGCCGCGATCTAACCGGTCTTTACGCGGAAAGCGGCGTTGATTTCAACGAATCGATTGCGCAGCGCGAGGAAGACAACCGGACCATGGACGCGCACGGGATTCAAATTGAGTCGGCAAACGGACCTCAGTTTGGGGCGCCGTTCGCGTCGCCGCAAGCCAAGCCAGAGAAAACGCAGGATGATCCGCCAGCGGGAGACCAGCCGGCCGACACGGTCGAGGAACCAAAGCCATGAACCCCGCCTTACGTTTTCTCAGCGCTAACCACTGGGCGATTGTCCCATCTGTATTCGATGCGCTGCTGCGCGTGATCGAACAACACGACGCCGGGCACCGCGCCACTGCTGACGAGATCCGCCAGGCGCAGGGTGGACGCGCTGCAATGTTTGAAGGCGCAGCCGGTGGCGGCGAGCCGGTCATGGTTATCCGCGGCGATACCGCGATTATCCAGATTCGTGGCGTGCTTGCGCGCTACAGCGACCAAATCAACGGCGCCTGCCAGGACCAAGGGCGCAGCGCGGAAAGCATCCAGGCAGACTTGGCGCAGGCCACGGCGATGCCAGGCATCACGCGCATCATTCTCCGCATTGACTCGCCAGGCGGAAGCGTGGCGGGGACCGCAGAGACTGGCGCCGCGATCAAGGCCGCATCGGAAGCCGGCAAGCGCGTGGTCGCCTACGTGGACGGTCTGGCGGCATCGGCGGCGTACTGGCTGGCGTCGCAGGCTGACGAGATCGTTGCGTCCAGCGACGGCGCCCTAGTCGGCTCTATCGGCGTGATAATGGCGACCGTCGACGCGACGAAAGCGCAGGAAAAGCAGGGCTATCGCGTCAACGTCCATCGCTCCGTTGACCTCAAGGCCCCCGGCACCGCAAACGAATCCATGACCCCCGCGCAATCGGCGAGCATCGGCAAGGTGCTGAGCGGAATGCACACGATATTCGCCGCCGCCGTCGCTGATGGCCGTCACCTGTCGCAATCGCAAATCGACGCCGCGGCAACCGGCGAAGTGTTCACCGCTGCCTCGGCCATCGGCATGGGATTGGCCGATCGCGTCGCAACGTGGGGCGCCGTGCTTGCCGATTCATCGCGCACAGGCGGCACAAATGCCACCAAGAAGCTAGCGGTGAATGCTGCCGCGCTGTCAAGTGTCCCCGTACCTAACCGCAAGGAATTGCCCATGCCCAGCTCGATCGAACAAGTCCGCGCTCTCGTCAAAGCATCGCCCGCGCACGCGGAATTGATTCTCGACATGGCCGCGAAAGACAGCACCGAAGACGACATTCGCGGCGCCGTCAAAGCGAAGGACGACGAGGAAGCCAACGCCAAGACCAAGGCCGCGCATGCCGCTTTGCTGGTCAGCGTGTCGGAGCTGCGCGACGCACTCGCCGTTGCCAATGCCGACCTTGTTGCCTCCGACGCGAAGACTGCGGACCTCGTTGCCAAGCTCGCCGCGCTGAATGCGCACGACGCCGGGAACAAGGTCGGCAACAAAGTCACCGGCGAAGGCGACGCGCAGGCCAAGCGGATGAAGCGCTCAGAATTTGAAAAAGACCAGGCGAAGCATGCGGAAGACGTGCGCACCGGCGCGATTAAGCTAGTCGACTAACCAACCAACCCTTGGGCCACGGCCCTAATCATTTTCCCGCATAACAGCGGGCAGGAGTTTTCACCATGGCCGCTAACACCCTCACCAGCCTTGTTCCTACGATCTACGAAGCGCTCGACGTTATCAGCCGCGAGCTGGTCGGGTTGATCGGCGCCGTCGATCGCGACGTTGACGCATCGCGCGTCGCGCTGAACCAGGTGATTATGTCCCCGGTGGTGCCTGTACTTACCGCGGTGAACGTCACTCCTGGCCCCACCGTCCCTGACTACGCCGGTGTAGCGATCGGCAACGCACCGATCTCCATGACCAAACAACGCGCGGTTCCGTTCGGCTTCACGGGCGAGGAAACCCTTTCGCTTTCCGACAGCCCGCGCGCCGCGCCGTACCAGACCACCAAGCGTGACCTGATCGCGCAGGCGCTGCGTACGCTGACGAATGAGATCGAGGTCGACCTCGGCCTAGCGGTCCGCACCAATGTGTCGCGCTTCCATGGCACTGCTGGCACCGCGCCGTTCGGCACCGCTGGCGACCTGACCGACGTGGCGCAGGTGCTCAAGATCCTGCAAGACAACGGCTGTCCGATTTCGGGTCCGCAAGATTTGAAGATGGTCCTGAATACGTCCGCGTCTGCTTCGCTGCGCGGCAAACAGACAAGCCTGTTCCGAGTCAACGAAGCCGGCGACAACGGCGACCTGCTGCGCCGCGGCTTCCTTGGCGATTTGCAGGGCTTCCGGATCGGTGAATCGGCCGCGCTTACCGGCCCAATTGCCAAGGGAAC